ATGTAGAAGAAAAACCTTTTACTTCATCAAGTAGTTTATATTTTGAAGACCCTTCTGAAAGGAATAAACTTTTTGATAGTGACAATATCCATGAAATAACAGACGAAACTAATGTTAATTCAAGTGAGTTGCAATCTAAAAAGAACGAACCTTATAAGAAGCCTGATTATAAAAAACGATACGATGATTTAAAAAAACATTACGATAATAAGTTAAATCAATTCAAGGCTAGAGAAGAAGAGTTACTAACTCAAGTTAAGCAACCTGAATATGTAGCTCCTAAAACCGAGGAAGAACTTGAAAAATTTAAAACTGAATATCCTGATGTTTATGAGGTTGTCGAAACAGTTGCTCATTTGCAAAGTGAATCTAAGGCAAAGATATTAGAAGAACGTCTTAGTAAACTTCAAGAAAGAGAAAACGAGTTGATTCGACAAGACGCAGAAAAAAGGTTGTTGGAGAGACATCCTGATTTTGAAGACATTAGAAACAGCGATGATTTTCACGATTGGGCAAAACAACAACATTCATCTATTCAAGCTTGGATATATGAAAACAATAATGATGCGGATTTAGCTTCTCGTGCTCTTGATTTGTTTAAAAGGGATATTGGAATTGAACCTTCTAAAGCAAAGTCATCTTCTAAAAGACAGACTAGAAAATCTGCGGCAGATATGGTTTCTACAAAAACAACTAGTGTAGAACCCTCCAAAGAAAAAATCTGGTCAGAAAAGGAGATTGCATCCATGAGCATGGAAGAATTTGATAAATACGAAAGTGAAATATCAGAAGCCATGCAACAAGGGAGAATCGTAAAATAAACTATTATGAGGAGTAAACAACATGGCTCAATTTTTTGAACCTAGCACAGATACTGATGCTAACTTTGCCAACTCCGTAAGTGGACAAACTAATAGTTTCTTCCTTCCCTCGGTCTTCTCTAAAAAGGTATTAAACTTCTTTAGAAAAGCCGCAGTTGTAGAAGCTATTACTAACACCGATTACTTTGGTGAAATTTCTAATATGGGTGATACTGTTAAGATTATTAAAGAACCAGTAATTTCTGTATCTGATTATACAAGAAATACTGACACAACAGAAACCAGACTAACAGACCAAGAAATATCTTTGGTAGTTGATAGTGCAAAAGCTTTCAAGTTCATCGTAGATGACATTGAAACAAACATGTCACATGTTAACTTCAAAGAAGTTGCTTCTAGCTCTGCGGCATATGCGTTGAAAGATTCATATGATGCGGCAGTTTTAGCAACTATGTTTTCTGGTGTATCTTCATCATCCCCTGACCATGTAATTGGTTCTGACAGTTCAACTGCTGATGCAACTATGACTCACGCAACAAACTCTGTCGACCTTCTTGGTTCAGATGGAACTGGTGT